TTCAGGACGAACTCTCCAGAACCAGTTAAGTTGATGAACCGAACTGTCAATTAAGAACCATGAGGTATCACTTGACAACCAATCCCAAGAGACAACATCTACAATACCACGATAGTAATTGTAGTCGTTATCTGCCGTACCTGACCTGAGTTGCGACTGAGTGAGTATCTGAGCTGTCTTCTCTAACGCCGGAGGAACAATCAGTTTATCGGCTTTAACACCAATCTTCATACCCTTGTCGTCGAGCTGACTTCTCATCGCCAAAAGCCCAGTATTCAAGTTTGTTTCAGTCAAAGTAACACCAGAACCTGATGCGTTAGACTGAGCTGTTCCACCATCAGCACGAGGGTGAGAAATAGAACAAAGATATTTGCTATCTCCACCTGTACCAGATGAGAAAGAGTTATTGAATACTTGAGCAGCGAGAAACTCTGCCGTTCTCCTACAAGACCTAGCTAGTGCTGCGGGTTTCTTTTTGATGACGTTGTAACGATCGTCTTCCACCAACTCTTCGGAGACCTTGAAACCCTTAGTGTACTTTAGATGAACGTAAGAAACGTCATACATTTGTACTGGGTCTTCATAGGTAATAGGAGCACCTTCAGCAGTTTGAGTTAACAAACCGAATCCAGTAACACCACTATCCCTCTCCACATCAACGGAAGAATCCATGACGTGAAAGATGGAACCGAAAACTTGAGGAATTTCCTCATAAGTGTCGTCGAAAATTTTTCTTAGACCTGGTTCTAACAGATCACCGAAATTTGCTCTATATGATGCCATATTTTACTCCTATGATGCTCCTTGAGTTACATCATGTACCAGTTGAGACCTGATGATCCTAAATAGACCGGCGGTTGTTGATGCAGAACCATCCTCAAGCGTAGTTACACGCTCAATTAACTGGAACTGTTGAGTACCAACAGACCATGCACCGCTACCTGAATCAACTACTGAATCAACATAAGTACCATCAGCAACACCTCCATTAAAGAAGGTTCCAACATCGGCAGCCACAAGAGCTGTGTCGGAATGTGCTTGGAATAGAGCCATAGTATCTACGATAACTACACCTCTAACCTGATCAACTGTTTGGTTGTCAGCAGCTGCGTTGTAAGTGTCATCCCCACTCTTAGAACCAGAGATAGCCTCTTCAGTTTTGAAGATATTTTCTCCGTTCTTGGTGACAAAACCAACCAGAATACCAAGAATGGCCTGGTCGGCTCCTGCACCCATGAGGTAGCCACTGCTCAAATAAACTGCATCACCAACGGTTAATGCACCTGCACTATTGGAAATGATGTACTCCAGAGTTGCTGGCGTTTCGATTCCAGGGGTCAAATGTCTTTTAAAGACAAACCCATACTGAGAACTTCTTGCCATATTAAAACTCCTTTAGCATTTTAGCTTGTTTATCTCTTTGCCACCCGTTTCAAACCTTCGAGGTATTGCTCTCTAGTTAGGCCCATCTTGTCCGCTACTGAAGCTTGCTCAGGAGTCAATGTAGTCTCGCTTTTACCAGGAGAACCTGGAACGCTACTCATACTTGCCCTGTCTTCAGCCTCGGATGAGTCTGGTGACGTGGACTTATATTTCGCAATGATATAAGCGTTCTCCAGAGTGCCCTTCAACTTGCGTAAGTCAACGCCGTTGAGGTTCGTTCCTGTAAGTTCGTATATAGCGTCGCCTATTTTTTGGCGTAAATCTTTTCGATCTTCAGGATCAAGTTTATCGATGCCGTGTTGTTCTTCGAATTGAGCTAATACTAAATCCGAAGCCACTTGACGCACACCACTCTGTTCTTCTTCTGACTTGGCTGTTTCCTTGGTTGGAGTTTCCTTAGATGAATCTTTAGGAGCATTTTTGCTTCTCAGTTTTTCATCAACGGCTTTAAAAAGTTCTGGATCATCTCTTATTTCATCGATGATTGGCATGACTATTTGCATTACCTCTCTCGCCTGTTTGACCTCATCACTTTGCTTACCGTACTGTTTCTCCAGCTCAGCATAGGCTTTAGCTACGTCAGCGGGACTTTTAAATTTATCTCCTACAAACTCAGACCAGTCCGGCTCTGATGTTTGACTTTTTTCTGGCTTATCCTGACTAGGAGTTTCAGGGGCCGTATCTTTTTTATCTTCTTCTGCCATGTTTCCTTTGGGTTCACCTCCTTTCTGGTGAATTATCCTTCGGGGATAGCTATATTTATTCTACACTATAAGGCAAACAACTTACAAACACAGTCTTATCTTAAAAAATATTAAGGGTTTAATGCTTTTAATCCTAATTCGGTTTTAAGCTCATCTGATAAGTTTCTAATAACATTATCAATATAAAACTGACCTAAAGGGCCAAGACCAGAAGGAGTATCCCCTTTAACAGAAGCTCCTCCACGACCAACATTATATGCAGCAATAGCTCTATTATAATCACCACCAAAATAATCCAAATCACTTCTTAATTTTCTGGCCATAAATGGAATAGCAAATTCTGGATTAAGAGCTTGTTCTCTAGTAACATTTGGATGTGCTCTCTCGTTTATTTGTGCTATTCCAAAATCCTGATTACCTGTTGGCCCAGCAATCACGTTTGGCCTAAAAGTACTCTCTTGATATAACATTGCTGCCAAAATTGCAGCCAATAGATCATTTTCGTTTGCAGACCTTTCGATTATTGGAGCTATTTGAGCAGAAGGGGTAGCTCCAGAATTTACACCAAAATGCCTATATGGATCATTATAATCAGTTGAAACAGAAGACCCCGCTACAGCTTCTCTAGTAGGGCTAGGAGACCTTGTAGGAGTAGAAGTGGGTATAGATGTTGGTGTAAGGGTAGGAGTCGGTGTAGAAGTTGGTAGTGGGTTAAGATAATCCTCAGTTGGTGTTGATCTTCTTCTTACCAAACCACCAAGAAAATCCATTACCTTTTGCTGGTACTTACCAGGAACTGCGTACGAACGACTACCCTGATTATCAAGTTCAGTTACTGAGCTACCGAAAATATTGTGTAAAATTTGATCAAGATTCATTTCCTTTCAAGACATCCTTAAAAGTTCTTCTAATTTTCCTTAATTCATACATCCTTCCCTCTAAGTGAGCCTTTTTTCTAGCTAAATCGGGATCAGAAGAATTGGTCTTAAATGTCTGAACAACAATGTTATTTTCCTCAATCCTCATCAAGTTCTCTAATGCCTTAAATTCTGGCCTAGAAGCTAGTATGGCTAAATCTTCTTTGTAATTCGAGTTTATTTTCTTCATACTTTTCTACCTGTTTGAACACCAGACATTGCCCCAGGCATACCCGAAGGGACTTCATCACCACCCATCATTCTCCCTGGAACAACCTGATTCATCGGCATCTCAGGGGGCATAGCTCCGCCACCACCAGACATCATTACCCCTTCACCACCAGGCATCATTTCTCCACTCATCTCCGCTCCACCACCACTTCTAGCAACCTGAGCTGCTATCTCACCCATAACATGATTGGTAAAGTTTTGAAGAATTTTAGTATCACTTGCCGGTACATTTTTCCTAAACTCATCAGAGTTCATAAACTCAACATGAATTTGAGTGTGAACTGGAGAAGCATAAGGAGTTGGTGGTATTTCATTTCCTCTCATCATCTCATCATTCTCCGTACTAGCAAGATCAATCATTTGCTGAAGTTGAATACCCTTAGGTTCTTCTTCACCTGGTTGTTTTAACTTAAATTCATCAGCCGATAACTCACGACTCTTGATTAAGTACTCAGCTAATTTCCATGGATCAACAGTTGGATTGGAAACCAAGCGATCATACATCTCATCCGCTTTCTGCTGCATTAACGGCTTACTAATCGCTAAAGAACTACTCGCCTTATATCTAATATCAAAATTTCCATGAGTTGGAGTGAAATAATCTGGCTTAGCCTCAAAAAAGCTATATCCTTTAGCAGGAGTAATACGAGGCGTCTTAGTCTTCTTATCAACATCAAGTACTGCGTCTTCTAATCTAATTTGACGATAAGATTGACGATATGGTTTACCATCAATATTTACAAGATTACCCTCTTGTTTTGCCTGATTAACTGCTTCTTCGCCTAAAATAGCCTCAAGTTTGGGCTGAGAATAAAACTGAAGAATATTGGATACCCTTAATTTGCCAATATCCACTAAGGTATCATTTTTGATATTCCAAACCTTCATATTAAGCCTCTTTAAGGTTGCCTCCTTCAAAATAGCAGCCTCAGTAGCAGTTCCAGCTGTTGAAACAGATTGTTGCCTCTCATCCATTCCTGTTACTCTAATCTTGTCATCATTAAGCATCTCAAGAGTCATAAACACCGATCTCGGTATGTCTGAATATTCGGGGAATTTAATCTGAGAAACATCTCCAACTGGAATAATTTTATGAGGAGCTGCTGCTGCATCCTCATCCTCTATGGTCAAAGAATCAGAAGTCAATACGGGTTTATCAATATCCAAATGATTTCGGTCAATAATCATTCGTCTTAACGTATTGGTCTCCTCTTGCAGGCTTTCTAATAACTCACACTCGCCTTTACCATAAAACTGATATGGCCTAGGAACATCAACCATTCTTACAAAAGGAAGTTGTTTATGGCGATATGGGTTAGCTTCTGCTCTTATAACAACATCATTAGCTACAACAATCAACAAATCATCTGGTTTGTTCCAATACCACAACACCTCGACCTCATGATCATGGTCTATTCTCTCTGGTGGTTTATAAAACTCATAATAATTAGTGTCACCACCAGGCTTAACTAACTCTGCATTACCAAACGGATTCCAAACTTTTCCGTCAAAAAAAGTTCTAAAATCGTTATAGTCCATAATATTTCTCCAAATAGCATCTTTAGCTCCGTGGGGACCAGAAAAGCTCCTAGCACGCTCATCAACATAAAAGTCATAAAGCCTGATGGGCATTAAATAACAATCATCATACTCAAGAATTTTCTCTTCTTTGTTATTTTTGGTCTTAATTGTTCTCGGCTCCTTCCAGTAATACTCCATGCCAATAGCTGTCCCAAAAATAAGAGCATCCTTAATCATTTCCACTAAAGCAACATTACTCTTAGCCACATCCCAGGTATATTGCAAAATGGCATTCATTACTTGAGACTTTGGCTCATCTTCAACACCTCTTGGTAGCGTCCAGGGAATTAAATCCTGTCCAATTAACTCTGATAATTGAGACTCAATAATAGAGCTGGACATGGGAACATTGATATTGCTCTTCCAATCATCTACCTCCCGTGGTTGACGATATCCGTCCCATTGTTTTTGCCACTTATCCCAGTCTTTGTCAAAAGCAGCCCTCGCATCAGCCATTTCTTCTTTACGCTGATAAACATGCTTAAGATAACCATATTCCTTCTCATTCGGATTATAAACTTTCCTGATAGACGGTTCTTTTTTGTTAGGAGTAACTGCCATAGTTAGTATAAGTAATTAGTGCGACGATCTTCTGAGCTGCGATTTCTAAATTTCACACTTGGCTTTCTAGCTGGATAAGCAATTTGTAATCCATAAGCCAAAGCGTCGATAATGTCATCATGTTTTCCCCTAGGAAAACGGACTAACTCATCTTCTAGGTCTTCACGAAACGGACATTGTTGTAAATGATAAACCCCTCCGTTTGCATATCGAGGGATTAAGCCTTCAATTCGTTCCGCTTTAGACTTATCTGCTTTTAATTCTACAATAGGAATAAAGACGTTTCTACGACGCATCTCATCAACTAAAGCATACTGCAAACTTTTCTGATAAGCTGCCATCTCAACACCTATTTTTTTAGGCTGATAATGCTCCCAGTTATAAAAAATATGGTCAATGATTTGATTGGGCAACATCCTATCTAAAATAATATTAACCACAAACCAGTTGTTCCACTGATCTACCCCTATTGTGACAATAGCAGTCCTATCTGAAGTCTTTAGTTGTCCAATAGCTGGATCGACCATCGTAAAATAATTCATCTCCCTAATCCTTAACTCATCTTCCAAAACGTGTTTAAACCACTCAACCTTAAACTTAGCATTTTCTTGAGGCACTGGATCGTTCATATACTGAGCGTGAAACTCATATGGACCCTTCTCTTGTCTTAATGTCTTTAAAACTTCTCTAGTAAACTTCTCTGGATATAACAACTCTAAATCTTCTTCGGTTTCTAAGTCACCCTTATATGCCTGACGCAAGAAAACATCGAAGTTCTCGTAAACCCTCTCTGGATTACTTTTGTCCATAATCCA